ATCTACTAAAGAAGATAAACCACCCGGTTAGCCTACTCAGACCTTTATGAGCTGGCCTCTAAAGACTACATGATCGTCATCCCATACCTGACATAGCTCTGGAGGCAATAACTCCCCATCAACAAAGGTTAGGACTGCAAAGCCTGACCTATGATTTTTAGGGTTGTCTTCAGAGTATTCAAACTGGTTGCCGTTTACATCAGCCAAAGAACCAGTATCCACACCATACCGATCACCACGATAATCTGAGAATGGGGTTACCTTCAGAGAATGTAGGTGACCTGTAACTATGCTGATGCCAGACTTTAGAGCATTGTTGTAAACCGCATGGATGCCATTATGATAACGATGTTTAATCATCGTATCTTCGTTGACCATAATGCTGGTAGAGAATTTCCATCGAGGAAAATGGTCAGTCAGATTCATGCCTTCAACGCCTCGCCAAGTATCCCCTACCTGAGCCGCTAAACGGGCGTTAAAGCGCATATCGTGGTTACCCCATGTCCAATGTAGGGAAGCACCTTTTGCGGCCTTCTCGACCTCTCCTAGTCGATCCTGACAGGCTTCTAGCTCTTGTTTTACGCTAGGCGTAGATCCCCATCCTGAGACTGGGTGGCGGGAGATGCTAGCTCCGTCAAATACATCGCCATTCATAACGACCATCCTTGGCTTTAAATCTTTGATGATCTTTACGAATGCACGGTGAGCAGTGCTGATAATGTCAGGCCAATAATGGCAGTCAGACCCTATAACAATAATTCCGTTTTCTAACTGTACATTTGTTCTAACATTGTTATAAGCGTAAGTTACTTTAAAGTCTGGGCTATTCTTGGCAACTCCAGCAAGCACAATAGCGTGCTTTTCCTCAATCTTCCTGCGCCTAAAATTTATATTTCTTTCAGATATTCCTAGTATGTCTGATAACTCTTTTACTGAACCGTGTTTATTCCACAAAGCAATAAATTCTTGCTCTGTGCAAGATGGTTTTCGCATGATTCCCTCTAATTAGTAAAACGATGGAATTCTCCGCACCAGTCATCCCTACCAACTATAGGGAAAGTGCTGTCAAAGTTACTCTCACCCATATAAATCAAAGTAGGCGGATAACGTCTGCAATAGCCTAAGTCTTCTTTTGGCTCAATATCAAAGAATGAGCAGGACTGGCAAGCTGGCATCCAATCTTCTTTTTCAGGACTTTTTACCACGATATTCCGGTTCCTCAGTTAGTAACTTAAAAGAATCAACGTGCCAAGTACCAGATTCACCAGATTCAAAGACTACTAAAATTGCATTACTTCTTCGTGTCCAACAAAACCGAGTGTATGAATCAGCACCAAAAGCATAGCCATCATTCATACCTCTATCACCACAATACTGATCTCTAGTCGTTATTACCGTCCAACCACCAGCATTATTCTGGAAACCTGCTGCTTCTTCTGCAAAACTATAACTACTAATTAGCGATAAGACAACAGCAAGTTTCTTCATGCTAGCCTCCTATTTAATCAGGGCTTCGTATTGCTCTCTACATTGCTTGAGGAGGAGGCGGAGCTCGTCTGCTCTGGCAGCTTCCCTTGCAAGAAACTCTCCATCTGGGCGGTAAAGCTCTTTTCCAGTACACCCGGTGGGAGTGGATCCATTTGTGGAGGCACTGGGCATGGCACTGGCTTCGGTGGTGGGACGCTCCGACCTGTCGCGCAAGCTGTTAGTAAGGGCAACAGTACGAGCATTAAGATTCCTAATCTCACGATCTTTCTCCTGTCTTATAGCGTCTGCATTAGACTGTAATTCCTGTTCCTTGGATCTAGCCTCAGCCTGAGCCTGTGCATAAGCAGCCTCTTGATCTGCGCGTTCTTTGTCCCACTTCTGTTGGACTTCAATAACGCCCATCTCATGCCCTTGGTATATGCCAGCACTTCCAGCAGTAGCAACTGCCAGCACTACACCAAGGATTAACCAAGGATTCATTTAGGAGGAACCTTAGTACCGTCTAGCTTCTTGTGCATCTTGACCATCTTGCAGACCTCAACCTCTTTGCCCTTCTGCTTCTCTTTATGGCAAACCTTCTTAGTCTCAGCAGCAAACGCAATAAGTGGAACAAACGCAATAAGTGCAATCAGGTTCTTCATTCGTGTCTCTCTGGGTGAGGTGGTTGAACAGGAGCAGGTTTACCGCCATAACCAGTTGTAGCTTCCTCAGTCTTAACTGTGGTCACTGTTGTAGTAATTACTGGCTTTGGAGGCTCTGGCTCTGGCTTACTGAGATTAGGTGGTACAAACTGTGGCAATGCTTCCTTACCCTTAACAGCAATCAAGGTAGCCAAAGCACCAAGAATGTACTTACTCATGTCAGACAGCAACAGGAAAAACTGCTTATCTGCTGGAGCCATGCCAGACATAGGTTGAGTTACAAATACTACGGAATACATAGACAGAGTTGCCATCATCCCAAGAATTGCACAGAACGTAATACCAATGGCAAACTTTAGATATGCGTTAAGTTGTTCTTCGGTTAAGCGGTTCATGGCTTGACTTTCTCAGGTTGAGTTACATCTTCAGGGCAGGTTCCTGTAGCAGTACAGATAGGAGGCTTGCATTCTGTGGCCTCCCAGTTCTTAGGGTCTTGGCAAGGGTATCTAAATCGATCACCACAAGCACTAGCCACCAAGCACATGGAGAGCATGAGCATAATGTTTCTTACGATCTTCGAGTCCAATGGTTCCCCCATTTATTCGTTTGGTCATAGTCAAAATATCGCCAGCATCAGCCAATTTATTTAGGCTAGCAGTCTCCCAGTACCAGCAAGCACTCTGAGCAGCACCCTCAAAGGTCTGCATATACTCGGAGGCTTCTTCAGGAGTAATCCCAAGTGATGATGCAAACCAGAAATAGTTATCCTTGCCAGTGACCTGGATCAACCCACGTCCCTTGTATTTGGCTCCCTCACCAGATGCCTCATTACCGTTACCCATACGATTAGCATAGACACGGTTAGCTATCTTGTCTGGTTGACGAGCATAGGCATTAGCTGTGGCTTGATCTGGGAAGTATTTGGCAAAGGTCTTCATTAGACCGGCAGCACTGTAGTTCAGGTTTTCTGTAAGCCAGACGAATCCACCTGATTCATGACCGCATTGAGCCATAAAAGCTGCAATACGCTTAGGAGTGTTAATCTCGTACTCCTCAGCCAATGATTTACCAGACAGTTCAGATTGTTTGCCGAATAATGCCTCATACCACTGCTTAGGATACTTAGTGTTTGGCACTAACTGACTAAATTGCTGAATAGTAATCAAGGCTCACTCCTCATTCGCTCATCAATAATCTGTTTGCGTAGTTCACGCATCTTCTTTGACTCGTAGACCGCAGCATTCATAGCATTGTTCATATCCATGTACATGAATCCTAGCAGTGGTATGACAATGACAAACGTCAGAGCCATAACTAAAACACATAATACGATAGCGAACGATACGTCTGACTCTCCCGAATTAGAACTAACACGCCGAGGAGCCACACTACGACGAAAAGGATTGCGCCAAACCATGTTGCATATTCCTTCCGCTTCCTCAGTAACCTACGTCTGTTTAATCTTTCCTGCTGCAACCGTGATGTCTCACGCTTGTGTGCCTCGTCCTGCTCAACAATGATCTGCTTCCACATCTTCTCGTACTTCGTCCACAAGTCACCCAACTCAGGCGGTGCTTTGTAGACCATCGTCTCACGAAGCTCAACGATCATTGCATCCAACCTTGCCCTAATGATGACTCGGTTCAGCGCACGTTTACCTATTGAGTCTGTACCTGTGTAAACTTCTTTTGCTTCTGCTTCCTGCTGGATGAATGCTTTGCCGATAGCATCGTAAGCATCCATCAATCCACCAAGGTCATTACCGATACGCAAGAACACATCGTTAGGGTCAGCCTTGGTAATCTCCTGTACCCTTGCAACCTCCTCGTTATACTGAATCTTTTGCGCGTTACTTGGATTCGGTATCTTCTGAAACTGGGACTTTAGATCATCAAGTACATCCTTGACTTCACCTGCTGCGCCCTTGATGTCTTTATATAACTGACATCCTTTTTTAACGGCAGCTACAGCAGCATTGGCAGCAGCTAGGAGGGTTAGAGGATCAATTTATAGGCTCACTTAGGCAAAGAACCGTTACCAGCCATCCAGAACATTAAGCCCAATGCTCCAGCGCCAACAATCCAGAATATCTTTTTAACGACAGAACGACCCACTTCCTCGTAGATCTTTTTAAATGCGACCTCAGCGGCTCTTTCAGCAATAGCCTCAATTTGATCGTCGGTGAGTGGGAGTTCCTTATTAGCCATAAATCACCTGTTTATCTAAAGACACTAAAACTGCATTCATCAGGATCAGCATAAGTATTCTCTGTTGGATCTGTAATGTTCATTTTAAAACTAGTTGTTGTTTTATCATACACACCGAATGACAGTCCACTTGATACGCTAGCAACAGTATTAGCAAAAGCACTACCAATTACTGCATAGTTAGCATTAGGCATAGCAGTAGTAAAAGTAACAGTATATAAACCAGCGCTAGTCCTAGTGATTGTTGCTACATTTCCATCAGCAGCTATAACGACAGAGCCACTATACGAAAAGCTAGCCCATGCCCTAGCACAATAAAAAGGAGCAGTTCCGGTTTGATCTGTAAGGTTACCGAATGAAGGAGGAGCATCACCATTAGACTTTAGAACCTGTCCTTCTGTACCGTAGTTAGTTGCGCCAGTTCCAAAAGAAAAGCCACCTTTAGCCGTAATCAGCAGACGCTGAGTCATCGTGTTAGCACTTGACCCTGATGACCCTACGTTAGCAGTTTTAATAATAATTCTGCCAGACCCACCAGTACCAGTACCGTTACCAGGTTGAATCTCAAAATCAGAGCCAGCAATATTAGTTCCAGATGAACTAGGAGCGCGCAAAATATTACCAGTTACGGTAGTGGTAGCCTCACCAGTACCAATGATAACGACACCGCTAGAATTTACTCTAAGTCTATCTACTCCAGCAGTAACGATTGCCATCGTATTAGCAGCAGGACGATAAATCCCTGTATCTGTATCGCCATCCCATGAAAGCGGAGGCGCAGACGCAGTAGTAATTGAATCATCAAGATATAATTTTGAGGAGCTAGTTTGAGTAACAGAACCACTTAATATAGTTGAGCTTGTCGTATTACCGATATTGTTAGTCCCATCCATTGAGACAGTGCCAGTCATCACGACAGAAGACGAGAATGTAACGCCAGAACTAAAAACAGAGCCGCCAGATGATGTAAACACACCGCCTACCGCAAATCCGTCTCCATCTGAACCAGTCTGCTGGTCTTTAAGCTGCGCCATCAACTCACGGATAGCGTTATTGATGCCTGACGGAGCGCAACCCTCGGCTATGTTAATGCCAGCAATATCAGTATTGTTGCCGGGAGTAGAGCTAAATTCGCTAATTTTGTTCTTTGCCATGATTGCACCTTATCTGTCTTTAATTTGACCAGATTGATATAAAAGAGAATAAGTCCTAGGATCAAATGCCATAGGAATTTTTGTAGCAGTTTCAGCACCCTTACCAAGCAATCCTAACCCATAAGCAGTTTCACCAACTACCCTAGGGGATGATACGGCAAGCGAACCAATAGCAGCAGGTAACCCACCTAAAGAAAAAGCACCCAAGCTAGTCGGGAGAGACAAAGATCTTTGAATCCCTCTAGGCGTAAAATCACTCAAAGTTTGACCAGCCAACGCAGACGTAATATCAGTTCCTGACTGATTTAAAACATTAAGCAAATCTGCTCTTTGACCGTAATTTGTATTTACGTTATTACGCATTATTGATTGCAATTTACGCAATCCAGTATCAACAGAAGCCTTTTTGCCTAAACTTAAAGACCTTTCAATTTCTTTAATAAGCTCAGATGCTTCTGCATAATCCTTCATTACCTTTGAATAGGTTGGAGCTTGGCTTGAAATTTGTGATTTAATCGAACTATAGACATCGCCAATAGCAGACCTAGCTGTTTTTTGCTCAAAAGGTATTGTCTCAAGAATGTCATAAACTCTTTGCTTTAGAGCATCCATACCTTCTGGAGTATGATATTCAGAAGGGTTAAGTTTTTTCCAATCATCAACTATTTTTTGTACTTCTTGGAGTTTTTCTGCTGCTACAACGTTCTTAACTTGACCTTTATATGATGTCTTATTTGCAGCGTTTTGTAATGATTGATCTATTCCAGCAAAATCCAAAACCGTTTTATCGTTCTTAATATCAACCATGCCAGATCTATACTGCTGTTGCTTTGCAGTATTCATATTTGAAAGGTTTTGTCTTGCATCATCAAGAACATCAGAAAATGGCACAGAACCGCTTATATTTTCTCTAAACTGCTCCGCTTTTTTACCGCCTTCTCTGCCTGATCTATAAGCCTCTTTAATAGCTTCAGAACCAACGCCAGTAGTAGCGCCTAATGTTGGGGCTAGTAATCCTCCAACTTTTTTAGTAGTGCCAACAACAGCTTTAGCGGTTAATGAGACAGGGTCAACAAAAGATGCAACTTTTGCGAGTTTAGGTGCTACCGTTGATCCACCAGCAAGAATTGTAGAAACATCAGCTAAGAAACCAGCTGGATCATTGGCAATAGTTCTTTTAGCATTCTCTATGCCACCATATCTTTCTACATAAGCCTGACCAACTTTATTTGCAACCTCACGAGATGCTTGATCTTCGCCAATAACCTTAACAAGTGATTCAGGCAAAATATTCTGCAATCCACCAGCAGCAACGTCAAGAATTGCCCTACCTGTTTGCAGCGGGCTAGTAACAGCTTCCTTGATAGAACCAAAAACATTACCTAATGACGATGGAAAGTTTTGAATTGCTCTTGGTATAACTTCAGATGTAGGAATATATGACTTCTGCCTAGAATATTCTTCTAAGCCAGCAGTAGAAACTTTATCTAATTGACCTGCATTGATATATTCAAGATCTTTTGTAGAAATTTTGGATAAATCCATTATGGCTTCCTTCCTTTTCTACGCTCCAATTCCTGTTGGACTGGGTCTTGACCAGAAGTTCTAGTTGTACTTACTGCCGGGGTAGTAAGTATTTCATCAAACTCACCGTTATAACCAAAAGTTTTAGAATATTCTACTGGGATATTTTTAAGAGATCTATTAGCAATAGACAAGTAGTTATCCAGTTGTTTAATAAATTCATCTTTATTCATACCAACAGAAAGAGAAGCTCTAATTCTAGAAAGAGCATCCATTTCTTTTTCTGTAACGCTACCAACAGCGCCGCCAGTTGGGCTAGCATCTCTCATTGCTTGTATTTCGCTAACAAATGTTCTTGTCAAAATATTTTCGAGCAAAGCATTCGCTGTCTTTGCATCTTGGCTTATAACTACTCCGGCAACAGTACCGGAAAGCAAAGGAGAAAATCTGCCAGTTAATGCGTCAATGTATTGAGGATTATTTTTTAATGCTTGAGCAGCGTCAAGTGAATCCTTGATACTTGTAAGAGAGTAATTAACAGCGCTTTGCAATGGAGCCTGTTTTTCTCTTAGTTCCATCTTTTTCTTAGGAGAATACTTAGAGTCAGGTTGATTTATTAGCGCATTTTTATTATATGAATAAAGAGCCTTTGTCTGTGGTGGAGCATTATCAGGAGCAACTAATTTTGGTGCAGCTTGTGTTTGAGTAAATGTTGGCGCATTAGTTGCAGCAGCCGTAGTTGTGGCTGGAGGGGCAACTCTAACAGCAGCAGGAACCCTAGTAGTAGGTTCACCAACAACAGCAGGTTGAGGAGGAACTTCAGCAGGAAGATTAGTTCCACCGCCAATAATATTCCCTTTACCAGAAGGCAACGTTACACCAGCACCTGTCTCAAACTGGAGCTGTCTATTTGTCTGCTGCAATTTAGCTAACTGATCTGCATTAGGAGCATTCTCAAACCGCAATATTTCAGCAAGCTGTTGACCATCAAGTTGCGCCCTATCCGTAACTCCAAACTTCATTTGAGCAAATAGAGCTGCATTTCCTTCTAGCTTTCTACCCTTTTCATCTTCTTGCAGTCTTGTATAAAACTTCTCAACAGACGAACGGATACCACCAGAGTCAAGAGTGCCTGTCTGTGCCAATTTCTCAACAGCGTCAATTTCACCATGATACTTTTTAGGCAAACCGTCTTTTATTGATTTAAAGTCATATTCCATAGCTGCAACGCGGTTCATGTCTTTTTGCAGCGTCTCTTTTCTACCTTCAAGAGTTCTAATTCTGTTATCAGCAGCAGCGGTATTTACACCAAGAAGCCTGTCAATCTCAGAATTGATGCCATCTATTTGAGTTTGTAGTTGACCAACCTTGCCACGATCAGCAACCACTGTCATAACAGGGAGAGCTTTTCCTTCTGCATCTACTTGCGGAGGTTGTTCTGCTGGCACTTGGGCAGGAGGAGGCACAAGCTGCTTACGAGAAGCAAGCTCCATAAGCTCCTTTGCCAAGCCTTCATTCTTAAGAGCAGAAGCCCTAAACGATCTATTACGCAATTCATCTACTGTTTCATTACCAGTAAGTTTTGACAAATTAGTAAGCTCAAGCACATCGGCTTGCTGCATATACGAATCGCCTATTGCTTTAAAGTTAGGGCCGCCAGCAAGGTATTTTTGACCTAAAGTCCTATACTGATCTGGAGTGTCTAGCTTCCCAGTATCTCCGGGCATTCCAGCAAATCTTTCTTTGAGAGCAACTTCTTCAGCAAATTTACCGGGATCAATGTCAGCCAATGGCGCAAGATCAGGGTATTTAGTTTTAGCTTGTTGAATAGCCTTCAATCTATTAACAGACTGTTGCTGTGTCAGTGCTGCGCTTTGCAATTGCTGTTGCTGGACTACGTTCTGCAATCCTTGTTGATAAGCACCACCAGCAGCACCAAAGCCACCAGCCAAAGCGCCTAAGATATTCTCAGCAGCAGAACGACGAGGGCCAGCTGCACTCATACCCTGAGCCAGTGACAAACCAGCACCTAGCAATCCTTGAATATTGGCTACGTTTTGAGTACGCTGCATTTGCTCTGGGCTAATAAGACCCATGCCGAGCAAACCTTCATAGGTAGTTGGAGCAGCATAACCAAATACGTTAGGGATGTAATCTGTAATTGCCATATATCACCTAGATCAATGTAACTTGCGGTATTCCTACTTGATACTGTGGTGCTTGTACTTGAGTCGGATTTCCTCGCAGCAGTCCAGCAGGTTGAACTTGTGGTTCATTAGGTCTCTGCAACAAACCTTGTCCAGTATATGCAGTCATTGCAACAAGCTCAGGGTTTCGTTGAGCAAACTGACCAACTTGAGCCAATCTATCGCCCATTGTGTACTCATAGCCCTGACCAGGCTCTACGCCCGGCGAAGCCAATGAAAGTGGTCTTTCAAGAGCAGCAGTTTGACCAGCAGTGCTACTCAATGGTCGAGCAGCCTGTAACGACGCAGCCTGAGTTGATGGAACCGTACTGAAAATAGTGCTAGGGACAGCCGCAGAAGTGCCAGCCGCAGTAGTACCAGCATTCACACCAGCGGCATTCATAAACGCAGTATTCAAAGAAGTAGAAGCACCAGCGCCAGTCAATGCACCACCAGTTCCAGCAATAGTAGTTCCGGCTCCAGTACCGGCAGCCGCAGTAGTTCCAGCAGCAGTACCACCAATGGCAGCACCAGTACCAGCCGTACCAGCAGCAGGGCCAAGAGCTCCCAATGCCGCCGGGCCAGCGCCACCAACTGCACCACCAATCATTGCATATTTTAATGGGTCTTTACCCGTAGCAAGACCATAAGTAGCGCCTACTGCTGCGCCAATCGCTGCACCTTGACCACTCATTATTTGCCTCCCGACGATGTAGCTGTCTTAGTCTCCAAAGGAGCGCCATAAAAGACGTTAGCAAGCTGTTGTAGATTTTGAATTGGTAGATTTTGAGCAGCCAATTGACCCTGAATTGCTTGCTGGCTATAGCCCTCTTGAGCCTGACCTGCTTGGAATAGACGCTGAAGATCAGCATAGTCAGCAGCAGCTAGTTGTGGAGCACCTTGAGAAGCAGCCATCTGACGAGCACGTTCAGCCTCAGCAGACTGATAGGCTAATTGACCACCCTGCTCAGTCAAAGCACGGGCAAATACGTCCTGAGCATTCATTTGCTGTTGGCCTTGGGCAGCAGATCCATAGCGACCCATCGATGAAGCCTGAGACTGTAGCGCCTGAATGTTTTTGGTAAATTGCTCACCAGATAGGCGATTAGCTTGCTCTAAAGCACCAGACAAGAACGGATTAACACCTCGTCCTTGGATAGTCGCTAACTGTTCTGCCTGAGCAGCGTCAAGCAATGGAGATCCAGCCTGAGCCCGTTGAGCAGCCAAATCAATAGCCTGTTGAGAATATTGAGACTGCTCAGGCGCAAGGGTTGACGGAGCTTGTGGCAGCCCCTCATACCAGTTTTTACCCTCACTCAGAGCATACTGAATATAGGGCTTAAAATCAGGATTTAATGTTGTCGTACTTCTTTGACCACCGCCGCCACCACCCATATTACACCTCGCTTATCCATTTTCGAGGACGGAATCCATAAGCCTTAGCCCTACGATCCCACCCCGGTCTATGACTAGAAAATGTTAGGTATTTGAAACCAGCATCCCTAGCCATATTTTTTATAAATTGTAAACCTTTTTCCACTACTTGATAATCATTTTCTAACGTCCATGCAGCCCAAACGTGCAATTCCTTGTCTATTGGTTGCAAGATAAAAAAGCCATAAAAATGACTATCCTTCAGTACCACCCACAACACTGCCTTTTGGTTCCAGCAGTCTGTGTACACATCTTCGGGTATCCAGTTTTCTGGACTTTTAGTCTTGATTTTATTTAAGCCAGCACGAAGGCTAGGCCACCAGTTGCGGAGTTCATCCACGGGGATATGTTTAAATTCTGTCATCCGACAATTATATAACCATAGGTCTTATCTGCTGTACTGTTTGACCAGTGCGTAAGAGTCGCACTACCCTTCTGCTGAGAAGAAACATAGACATTCGTTGTAGCACTAGGCGCTATATATTGCATAGTTGCAATGGCGCTAGGAATAGATGGTCTGGTAGGGCTGGTGCTCGTCCCGTAATGCTCCATAGACACCCCAATATCACTAACCCGCCACATGATCTGAACATAGTCATTTGCATTCATTTCCAAAAAGTAATTCATGGCAGCAATTAAGTGCGATGGATCACCTGTGCTTTTTCTAGCTGGCAATGAAAATCTACTGTTAGATCCAGCAACATCTGACCCATTCTTGCGGAACCAGATGTCTACGTCTTGACTGTCATTCGTTGTATTCTTGAATTGAATCGAAAATTGGATATTGTAAACACCATAGTTTCTGACATTCATCCGAGAACTATTAGATACATATACCCCACTACTGTAATCTGTTGTATTTAATGTAACAGCATAAGCCGTTGTTGTATTGGCAGCAGTTTGATCTGTCGTGTCCTGAAAAGCCCCGTAGGGAGCCGCATCAGCCTCAGCAGCCGCAGATATAGGAACCAAGAAAATCAGGCTGTCGTAGCCTATACGCTCGTCGTAGAGGGTAGTTGTCGTGGCATTTCCAGTGGCTAGGGTAATGCGACCAGTATTATTGGTCTTACCCTCCATAATCCCACGGACAATCTCAGCGACTGCTCGTTGATCTCCACCAGCTTGCGGTAATGTAATAAACTGAGTCATCGATTACCCTATTTACTTATCTATTACCCTGTTTAACAACGTCAAACTCCAAGCCAACCGCTGTTTCCCAACTAGATCCGCTAGGAGTCAGTCTTAACCGATGATATTCACCGTTAGACCGCAAGCTCACACGGTTTTCAGCGTCTGGAGCCACATCTGAGCCAAATTCCACAACCTCAGCAAGATTATCTCGACTAGAAACAGCAATAGAGCCGCTACCATTGTCCACAATCGGTTTAGCCAAGATAACAGTAGAACGACCTACGTCAATATCACCCGTTGTTATGATCGCAGTCTTAGGTTGACCAGAGAAGGTCACGATTCTGGGGCCTACAACACCAGCCAGCAGCAACTGACCACCAGCAAACACCCGAGAATCTAGCGATATTTCAAGCTCATCAAGGTTTGAGTTGTAGTTATCTACCTGCTCAAGAGTAGCTGAAGGAGTCAAAATATAAGAAATTGACTCAGCAGTAGTATCCGCATAAGACCATCTGTTCAAATCAATGGAATATATGAGTAAAGTGTTCCCGCCGAACGTGTTATTAAACTTCCACATTATCAACTTGTTAATCGGGTCAACTGTGGCGCTCATCCCAGTAGGAATCTCACCGGGAATAGCATTATCAAAGAACCAGCGGTTTACTTTTTCAGTGCCAATATTTCTAGTTGATTGACCATCACAAGAGTAAAAACCATCGTCAGCAAGGAAATACGTCAAATTACCGTACTGAGTGATAGATCCATTAGAAATACATCCCAAAGACCGAGAAATAGCGTCAAACTGGAAAAAGAACGGAGAGCCTCTGTAGGTCATCCGGTAAATAGCTCTCTCCAAAAAGATTAAGCCATATTCGCCACCGGCTAGCCCAGTAATATCACCACCGTCTGCAATGATCTGGGAATCTGCCTGAGAAGCAGCACCGGGAGTCCAGTCTGTCTCATCGTTAATATCAGACCAGTAAACTTTGCTAGTATCGCTTCCATCATTAGCCGCAACAACAAAGTCGCGCACAACAGTTACATACTTTGCAGTAGGAGCAGCAGCAGCTAAATCAGCAAAGTTACTAGACAAATTAAGTGTCCATGCTTGCAGCTTATTTTGACCATTAGCCAGAATCATTACTGGGCCAAACTGAGTCACATCCCACCCTTGTACTGCTGAGTACCCAGTAGTAGTGGCTGCATCCAAGCTAGCATCACTGCTGTCAAACTTGTAAATCTGTGTTGAGCTAGCAGCAAATAATGATGTAGCGCCGCCAAACTTACCAGCAAAGGTAATCACAAGATCAGCAGCAGCAGCGTCAGAATAATCTGCCTCAGATTTCAATGAAGCATAACCACTAGAAACTGGGTAACAATTCTTTGCGTCTGTTACAGATCCAGTCACACCCGGCTGATCCGGTAGCCACTCGCCGAACATAATCTTTTGCATTACTGCCTCACCCAAGTATTAGACCCGCTAGTTTGCGAAGTCCATGTGTTTGTTGACCCAGTAGCAGGAGTCCATTCATTTGAATCAGCGACAACCGCAGTCCATGTTTCATCGCTAGTCGTAACGCCAGACCAATTAGTATCTTCAGGAACTAAATCCGACCATTCCTCGCCAATAATCTGTCCTGTAGCAGCACATACCGTTACAACGCTAATAGAGCCGTTCCCAGCCCATATTGCATTAGGATAGGCAGATACACTAGCTTCACCAGTAATCGCCCCAAAACCGCTATAAACCACGCCACCGAGGGCTGATACTGTAGCTAGTCCGTTAATACTGCCAGCACCAGACCTAACCCTGCTTGCGCTAGCTGAAACCTGAGCTTCTCCTGTAATCGATGCACTCGCAAGTAAACATTACCAGCCCATTGCCTCAACATCAGCAGCACGATCTGGGTAGTCGGCAAGGTACGCATCCTTATCGGCTTGCAGGTATTCCTTGGTTGTTTCGTCATCAAAAGTAACGATCAACTTATGCTCTCCGTCAGGCGGAGTCCAATAAGTAAGCGAGTATTTCATCTAAGCCACCTCGTATTGAAACGTAAATGAGTATTGTCTGTTCGCTGTGTCTGCGATAACCCCAATAAAATTTGCTCGGTTATTAGTATTATCGGCAGTAATTGCAATAGCGTCACCTTGTTGATTATTAGAAGTGCCGTAGCAGTTATTAGATATATCACTTGATATTGGTAAAGACACCCCCAGTGTTATTGATCCTGCTGCTGTGGGGTCAATACCTACCCTTCCACTAACAGTCACTATATTACCTACCCTTGAGAAGTAACATTCGTATTGTGTGCTTCCAGTAATGTTTGTAGTGTTTGATAGGGTAGGAGTGTACTTGCCAGAAGACACATTGCCTATGTAGGCTTGAGCAAGCGCAGCAGAGGTTGCTGTATTTTCACTGATATTGAATCCAGTATCTGTTGCAATATAAGCTAGGTCTTCGTCAATTACTATACGAGAAGCAAGTGTGGACGTAGCTGAAGCTGTTTGAAGACGGAGGACTGAAGGCGCATAAGTAGAAGTCCATGTCCCTGAAGATTCAGCAAATATTGCTGCACCACTCAACATATCACTGCCAGACCCCGAATAACCCTCAAAACTAATAAGCCCTAAATTAAAACCACTTGTAGGAACTGTGCCAAAACTGCCAATAGTATTACTGTTAAGGGCCATGAAATTCAAGTTAGGCTCATCTCCTGTAGATGCACCCCAGTTTACAATTCCTACTGAGGCAGTTGCTTCACTGGTTCCATGAACAGTCAAACCACTAGGTCTATCCCCATTACCTGTAATCGGAAAGGTAGCCGGGAAAGCGCCGGTAGTAGAAATTACAACACCAGCAAGGCCGTTTGAAGCAGCAGTTGCGGAAATACGCATCCTCTCAACCAAGCTGTTTGCTGTTGTTCCTGAAGCTCCCGGTGTTACGCCTGCATAGAACGAAATATCCCCGCCATTAGCACTTCCTGTACTCGCGCCGGGCTTAATGTCTAAATTTGCACCCGCTATATTTGTGCCAACAGCATCTGGTGCGCGAAGTATATTACCTACTGGAGTGGCTGTCCCTTCACCTGATCCTACTATTACGTTGCCGGAGGAGTTGATGCGCATTGATTCAACACCGCCCTCGGAGAACGCAATCGTATCCGCAGCAGGGAAAAAAATCCCGGTATTCGTATCTCCAGACGTAGTAATAGACGGGTCTGAAACAGTGCCAGCGCCAAAAGTTGCAGTAGTAATTGTTAAGGCAGCAGCAGTGTTCCCTGATTGCAGCTTGTCTGTGTTTAAGTTCGTAAAGTTAGCATCCACTTCGTTATGAGTGAGCGCACTACCTTTACCAGCCCTTGTTACG